AATGTCGCGGCCTTTAATGGTGCGCTGTATGCGCTGCTGGTGCTTCAAGCCAATAACCGTCAATTCACGACTGGCAGTAGATCCGCGTGTAATGCGCCGCATACCGGCTTGTGCGTCTTTCGTGATTTGTCCGATGTTTTCATCAAACGAAATTGCCATGAATGGACGCGCTGGGATAGTAGCTGTACCAAATTCGTTATACGTGGCGTATTCGGCTACGCTTGTATTCGTTTCTGGATTACGCGCACCCTCAAAAATCCCAACATCCACAAACGCATTATTCGCCCGGTCAATCTCGCGCATAATGGCCTTATAGCCGCGATCAATATCTTTGACGTACTTTGTAGCCATAACTACCCCATCCGCGTCATGATAGACGCACCGGCGCAAGGTGCAGTCAAGTCTACGTAGGCACGTCCATAGGGCGTTTGGCCCAACCAGGTGTCGTCACCCGACACCACGCCGTAAGACCTCGACAGGTCGCCTTCCTTTTCCGACTTCACCGGCCCGGTCACGCCATTGGCGGTATCTGTGGTCAGGCTGATAAGGTGCGCCGCATAGTAGGCTTGCGCCATTGCAGCGCGTTCGGCATCAAGACAAGCGGTATTCGCAATACTTCCGGCAATCGTCATCCACTTGCCGACCGTTACATCATCAACGGCGGCAAAGGCTGGGGCGAAAAGGCGGAAGTATTCAAGGGCGGTCATTATTCAGCCGTCGTGCTGTCAGTGATAAGACCAAGCGCGGCAAGAGCGGTCAGAAGGTCTTTTACAGGGCCAGCGGCCTGTACGCCTGTAATATCTGCTGGGGTTTCAGGCAAAATTAACACGCCTTTTGCTGCTGCGTTTCCATCCTGGACAACGCCACGCTTATCTAACTCGATTTGGAAAACGTCACGGGTAGTCATTCGTCAGACTCCTTTTTATTGCGCCCACGGCGCGAAACTTCCGGCTTTTCAGGCTGTTCTGATTTGGCGATTTCAACCTTTACCAAATCATTAGCATTAAAAGCGCCATCATACACATCCGGCACTTCTTTTGTTTCACCCGGCGCAATGCTAACATCGTCAATCCAGTGTAACCGGGCGGAAATGTTTTTTAACAGCATGTCAGTCCTTTTTTGCTTTGATAAAATAGGCCACCTTTTACAGCGGCCTATTTTATCAGGTTACGCTAGATCAAATCCCGTCGGCAAAGGCAAAGGCCAGCGGGAATTCAATCAACACACCAGCAAAACGGCTTTCAACAGGAACCTCGAATTCGAGGCCGCGCTGCTGGGGTGCGTGCTGCATGATCATCATCGGGATTTCAAGCTGCCAGTTATCGCGGCTGTTTTCCATTGCGTACATGCGATCCGCGCCGCCTGCTCCTGCGCCATCCAGCTCGACCACTTGGCGGAAGGTAACGCCAGGGTGAACCTGTTGCAAAAAGTTCAGAATTGAAGCATCCGAAGATACGCTGTTTTGCGTAGTGGCAATCAGCGCGTACTGGTCGACCGGCAACCAAACCTCGGTGGCACGATGCACGCCTTTAGACTGAACGATAATTTTGTTAATGAGCGAGTTAATGTCGCGCACAATCTTATCGCTCGACTTGGTGGAGAATGCCTTGCTTGAACCAGTACCATCAGCCAGAAGCGTGACTTCAGGGATGTTGACATTGTTCACCAAGCCAGGCAGGCCATGATCTGCGTCACCAAAGAAGGCCAATTGGTTGATCTTCTCTTGATGGGCGCGGGTTGCGGCCAGTGCTTTGCGTGCCGTCAGATTCATACCGGCATACATCGCCGAACGAATCTCTTGCACGTTGTAGCCGTAGGCGTTACCAATGGTGCGGATAGGGCTGGTAAACTCTTTGCCAACCAAATCAGCGCGGGGCAAATCGGTACCGTAGTTTGCGATAACCTTAGCCATGCCGACAGTATCAAACTGGCGATAGGTAACGGTCGTCGCGCCGGGGTTGATTTCCGTCGAAACCGGCATGATGGTCAGAGCGTTGAGATTCGCACGCTTGACATCATAGGTCTGGCTTTTGACGTACTCAAGCTGGCGGGCGAAGAAAACCGATTCGCCAGTGTCCGCACGAAACGCGCCGGTGTTCTCAATGGCACGAAGGTCGTTTTCGTCGTAGTTCATTTTTTCCATGTTACTTCACCTCAACAAGTGCCAGGCCAGCGCCCGTGGTGCCAGTGATAAACGTCACGCTGATTTGCGTAAAGGCCTCGATGCCGGCCGTAACAGAGGCATCGGTCAAGGTGCCATCTGCAACGGTCAGATTGGCGGTAGCGCCAGCAACCACAGCATCCGAAGTTGGTGCCCAGAATCGGCCTTGCGTCAGCACATTGACGGTTTCGGTAATGCCAAACTGAACAGCACCGTTAGAGGCCTGTTCGCGCACATGGTCATGCACGGCAAAACCGATAACGCCAGCGCCTGCGGTAGCTTTCAGCACTTCCTTTTCAGGATTGGTGCCCAGTTTGACCGGGTAAGCCAGCGGAATGGCTTCTTCGGCGGCATAGCTGCGGATGCTGCGAGGATTGCTTACGCCATCCATCAGGCCAGCAAAAGCGGCGGCACCGTATTGGTAAATGGTAGTCTGTGCCATTATGCGGCCTCCTTGTTACCAAGTTGTTTCATGAAATTCTGGTAGGCGCTGCCACTGGTAGGCGTTGCACCATCATTACGCGGCGCAGTCTTAACACGCTGATCGGCCATAGCCGCATCACTACGCAACGACACGGCCATATCGAAAGCGGCATTGATGTATTCGTCCGACTTGCCGGACAGGTCTCCAGCGTCTTTACGAACGGCACCAATAACGGCCTCTTTGATCTGGCGTGCAGTCTTGTCGGCAGTGTCAACCTTGAAGGTTTCAGCCACTTTCTTGACGGCTTCCAGTTGCTTGACTTCTTCCAGCGCGTCAGCGCGGGCCTTTTGCAATTCAGCATCAAAGCCGTCTACACGGGCCTTCAGCGTATCGCGCTCACCGGCGAGTTTTTCAACTTCGCTTTGCAGCGCGTCGATACGGGTTTTTGCTTCTTCGTGATCGTTGCGCATTTTTTCAAATGCCACAATCACCTCGGGCGCGGCCTGATATTCCAGACCGCCATCAAGCCGGATACGGCCAAGATTATCAGCGGACATAGTCACCTCTGTTTCGGTGTATTGATAGGCGTCGGCCCTATCAAGATTTAAACGGGCTATGCTGCCCGCCCTTGCCCTGCCGACGAGGGCTAAATGGTTGATTCGAATATTGCGCTGAATGGCGTCGTATTCGCCGTATTCTGGGTGCGTGCCGGGCGTTTCGTCCAGGTCTACTTTGTAGCCAAGCGACAACTCACGCTTGCCGCCCTTGTCGACTTTCTCGATGGTGTCGCCATCGTGAATAATCATCGGTACGCGAACCGTGTCGCCGTCTTGCAGTCCCGGCCCTGTCATGGTGCCGACCGTGTACTTTTTGGCGTTTCGACTCGTAACGGGTTCGCTTGGATGGTCGTCGGTTACGGGTTTGCCAGCGAAGCTAGACAGCGAATCAGCATTAAATACATCTTCAGGCAAGCGCAATTCTCGCCGTACCGTGCCGTCCGCATTACGATAGGTCAGGACGCCAACACGCCCGACAACGGGCATATCGGCGATATACCCTTCATCGGTACGAGTGGCTTTCAACTGTGCGAAGTCGTAACGGAAAGCTGATTTCATAGCGCAATTATATAGCATTGCGCTTTTGGATAGTCAATAACTATTAACAAGCCGTGATTTTTTATTATTCATCGTCATCAGGGAATATCAAACCAGCCGAACACCTGCAACGAATTGGTTGCCCTGGATGCCCGTCAGGCGGTGGCTTATCCCACGAAAAAACCTTACCTTCACGCTCTGCATGTTCCGGCCTTACCCGGTTGTCGTTCACGGTTTCCCATGTGTACTCTTTGACGCCCACGGATTGCGCCCTGTACCGCGTCAACTCCGCGTGTGCCGATAGCGTCTGATCGACGGCAATCAGCTTAGCCCTGCGCTCGGTAACACCGAACCTCTCACGAATCTTGCGCGTCAGATCACGCGGGGAATCGCCCCCCATGATGCCGCGCCTTAGTGTGTCCTCAAGCCCGGAATGGTACTGCTCGGGTATCGAGCGAACCAGCTTTGTGTTTTCAGCAATCCACCCCTCATACAATGGCGCAAGGTACGGCTCACCTCGAAAAATGTTGACGCCCAGCGCATTGCGAACCGGGGCCATAGAATTGAGCGCACCCGGCCCATTCAATAGCCGCGCTTCCGGCACCGTCAACCCAGTATTGGCTCGAACCACCATGCCAAACTGCCGCTCATTGTGACGGTTGATTAGCGCGTACATGCCGGGTAGGAGGTCAATGATGCGGGTTGTTTTGACGGTTGCCATACTCAAGAGTTCGGCCATTACCCGAGCTATGGCGTCCGTCCAGCTATCGGCACGAATTTCGGCGTCGAACTGGTCAACGATGCCCGGAATGGCAGGGATCAGCGCCGCGTTTACATCGGCCCGTAACTCGCGCACGAAGCCCGTCAGTAGGCGCGTGTAT